CTTTCACACTATACCAAAACTCCATACCAGTTACCATACCACTTGAGGGAATGTTGCCTTGAACTACATAACTACCAGCAGTGGTATTGACCAATGTAGATGGAATAATAGGTATGTCAGGTTTGCTGATAAAGTTGGTAGCAGTCAATTGACCAAATTCATCAGGTGTGTAATAATGAGGATTCATCGTGTAATAGATGCTGTCATTATAACTCATAGCAGTTATTTGAACTGATAGGAATCCTGAACTGTCTTTGGCTTCTTTGATTTGTGTAATTCTAAATGGTTTGCCAGGACAGACCAAACCATTGTATGTGCCTACATCCCAACCATACCATTCATGTTTAATAAAGACTATATCACCGGCATTGTATTTGATGCCTGAATAGTCCATTGAGAAATTGATAACAACATCTTCTCGACTCATGAACAATCTACGATATCCAAGATAAGTGCCTTGGAAACTGTTATTGACAAAAGGCATATTAATGTCAATATTGTTTTCAGGTTCATTAGGACTCTTAAAACGATCTTCTAACCAATAGTATCTATAATCAGTTTGACTGATAATATCTTCATTAGGAAATGCTATTGTGATTTTGTTAGGACTGGCTTTTAGGTCAGTGGGCACAAGATTGATACCACCAATGATTTGATCACTGGTTATCAAATTAGTAGAAGTAGTTAGACTGGCCTGAAGAAGACTGATGTTAGGAACAACTCCCCATTGAGCCAATCTTTCATCCCATTGAAGCCAACTGTCACAGGCATCACTCATGTTGTTTAGATTGGTTAGACAATCCTGTGTAGTATCTACAATACCATTGATTTGATAAGTGAAACTACTGCTTGTAGAATTACCTTCTGTGTCCGTTATGGTTAAAGGAGCCTGACTAATAGTATTGATATTGGCAAGGCTGGCTATATTGATATGACTTAAAGGAATACCACAACCATAGCGTGTGTTCATTAGGTAATCTTTCATCACATCACCAGGTTGGTTTAATGTGTTGATTAATTTGGCCTGAATTGAACCTAAACCTGTTATACCTGCGTTGCTGTCATAGTCTATTCTTAGAATAGCAAACACCGCATTGGTCATCTGTGTTGATGTGGTCCATTGTGTTTCAGCAGGTATTCTTGAATCAGATAAAATTGTCAATGCTGAATCTACAGTTGTTTGTTGATTGTCTGTGGTATTGGCATATCCACCATTACTTGTGTCAAAGGCAAGATATTGTGTGCCAGGGGCTATACCATTGTTGTAGAACCACATTGAGATCTTGCCGGCAACTTTGGTTTCAATAGTGCCACCAATTTTGCTTCGTTTCTTAGGGCGTGTCCACCAACCTGTGATTGTATTTGGATTACCTCCAGGATTGCCATCAAACAATAGGAGTTTACCATCATACCATACTTCACCAAATGATATTGTTCCAGCATCAGTGGCTTCACTGAATGTTAACACATACCACATTGTCTGTTGGTCAGTAGAGATGATAGCATCTGTAATGATTGGACTTACATAGGTTTCACCATAGACCACAGGAACTTTATTGTCAGTGGCTGGGCCTAATTGAATTTCACCACCAGGTGTTCCTGCTGAACTGTTAGCAGCCTTGGCGGCTTCTTTGGCAACCAGGGCTCCGATAGCCAATGTTGTGACCAAACGAATTGCGAATGTGGCCGCGGTGTAGGCAAAGGTGCCTTCTGCTAATCCAAAGACTGCGGTTGCTATTAGACTGGCTGGCATAACCATTGCTCCTCAAGTTTTTCAAATCCCCAACGATCATAATTTAGATCTGGACTATTCACCATTTTACTAATTGTGTAATAACTAATTTCTTTTTTATCAATTAGTAAATCACCTACTTCTTTATATTGTTTCAACAGTCTAAATGCCGCAGTAGATCCTCTATGTCCATGTTTTACCCAATAGGCCAATTCAGCCATGTATCGAATATCTTGATCCCAAATGTTAAAAGTATAGATGCTCATGATCATACCTTGTATTTGGCCTTTATCTTCTGCTAACAAGATCAGTCCTCTATTTTCATTTATAATTAAATCCACCAATTTAATCGCAGAGGTTTCATTAAGGCCTTTGTGAGCCTTTAGAGGACTTGCCCTTCTATATTCACGCAACATATCGTGAATCTCTGGAATGTCATTTATAGTAGCCTGTCTAATCATGCTGGTAATCCGAAATTAAATGTTGTATTGTGTATTGCCTGAACACGATCCATCGAAGTATCATATTGTGAACTGGTAGAAGCAATGTTTACTCCTGCTCCACTGTTCCAACTTTGACCATTAGTATGACGACCACTGAATCTATTTTCTAAAACAGTTTTATAACTTGAACATTGTACAGTTAGAGTAAATGTGTCTACCTGATTCTGACGATCTTCTGAAATGTGGTAACTAGTCACTATGCCTGTGTATCTAAGAGCAATGGTATTGTCTATTAGGTTATAGTTATTGTCATAGAATCCACGACCTATTTCTATCTTGGCACCTTTTAGTCCTGCGTGATAAGTTGAAAGATTAGGGTTCAGACCTATTTCTAATATTCTATAAATCTGTGTTTGGTCTATACCTACCAAAGTAATTTGTGTGTCATAACTTGTAGGAGTTAGATCTCTCTGATGACCACTGATAGAAACTAGGCCACCTAGACTGGTATAGGTTCCTATAAATGGTGTAGAGTTTACAGTTTCAGTTTTATAACTATTGCTTAGAGCATAAACCTGTGTGCTATTGTCGGGATTGGTCACAGTCAATCTAATAAACTCAGCATCTTTAATCTGAGGTTTTAATAATTCAGCATTGATATCTGTTCCGAAATCAGTTGACATTATATTGTTCCTGTGTATTCATAAAGTTGGAAATCACTGGTAAACTGTATTAGAGCATTAGGACCACCAGGTGTCAATTTGTAAGTTGGCATATTAGGACAGAACATATTGAATTGACATTGATTGCCTACACTCACACCTAGCCCTGTTAGGTTAGCAGTCAAGAAGTTTGGACGACTTGTGGTCACAGTGATTAGATTCTGTGTGCCTCTAGTGACATTGCCTCTAATGGTAAATGGATATGGATAACCTTTGATCTGTATGAAGTCGCCTGCCTTGAACACCAAACCTGCGGCCTGACCAGGAATACTGTATGGAGTTATTTCAGTAAAGTCCAAGGTAAGTTGATTGCCCACAAAACTATTCACAGTAATGCCTGACAATTGACTGTTATTCAGCACACCCTGATAGGCCAACATATAGGCCCAACCTGGAGAGGCATTTACATTGAAGACCGAACTGGCTGTGCTACTGTTAAAACTAACCACTTCAGGTGTTGTCTTATCTAATTGGTCCAGTGCTTCTAATAAAGCACGATTCTCACCATAGATAAGTCCTGCTGATACTGTTAAATTAAAACGCCAAGGATTACGAGTAGGTGTTTCACTGATCTTGGCTATTTCTGATCTGGTGTATTGAACACCAACCACACGACGACGGTCTATGGTTAGGCTATCACATCGATTTATAATTGTCTGTAAACTCATTATCTTGTCCTCATTGGCAATTCTCTGCGTGCCTGTTCAACTAAACCAAACATGGTCATTCTGTGATCTGAAAATAGTTGTGATACAGATTTGGCATCTACTGCTTGAATGTTATAGTTATGAATGTGTGTGTCCCCACCGCCCTGTTCTAATTGACTATTAGGAACAACATTCATACCTGCGGCACCAGTTAGTAATTCAGGTCCATTTTCACCAACAAGCACAGGACCATTGGTAGGAATAATACCACCATTGGCAAAGCCTAACATCTTGGCAAAGCCACTCAGCATACTACCACCACTTGAAGCATCACCACCTAACATTTTGAATACTTGACTCTCCATCATGCGAACTTCAAATTTAATAAAATCTTCAGTCATGGTGGACATTAGATCTGAAAAACTTAATTTGCCTGTCTTGGCAAAATTAGTAAAGGCATTTTCTATACCTGAAGTCATATCTTTAAAAATAGTGTCAGCGGCTTTGGCACCATTGGTAGAATCTTCATTAAATTGTTTAATAGATTTGTCCCAGGCAGTGGCAAAATTTCTTGATTGATCAATATTAGCCTGTGTTTGATCTTTTAACTGTTTCATTGAGGCATCTGCTTGTTGTATGCCTTCATTATACTTGGCTACCGCATCAGTGTTTTGTTGCCAATTAGGACCATAGGTAGAAACTGCTGTGTCCTTGAGAGACTTTACTCTGGCTTCATATATTTTTTGAACATTGGCCAATTCTTTTTCATCTGAAGTCATAGTGTATTCACTATAAGTTAATTTCAGATCATTTAATTTTTGTTGTGCTTCTGCCTGAAGTTTTAATAATTCAACATCAAATTTATTGGCTTCTTGTCCTGACACAATTGCCTTAGTTTTGGCCTCAACCGCATCCTTTTGATTTTTAAGCAGACTTAATTGTTGAGTTAACATTGCTATCTCAACGGTGTGAGGTTGAGTTTTGCCTGTCTTATCTTCTGCTTGTAATTCTGCTATTCGTTTTGTAATTGAAGCAACTTCATTGTAATATTTTGTAGTGGCATCAAAGGCTGCCAATCTACTCTTGCGTTCATCATCACTGCTACCTACTAATTGTAATTCAAGATCTAATCTTTGTAGAGCAAGATCCTTATTCATGTTTTGAAGACTAATTTGTGCCTGTAAAGCCGCCTCTGCCTTGGCATTCATGTCTGGCCAGCCTTTTGAACTAACAGGCGTTCCCTGAGGTGCCTTCTTGGCTTCATTGTTTTTCTTAGTGGCTTCTGTGTTTTTATCTAAGGCATCTGTGTCAAGACCAACAAGAGTTTTTAATTTTTCCCATCCTGTAGATACTGCTCCAGCAAGGTCTTTGCCTAATTCAACTAAGCCTTGACCAAAACTGCTGACTTTTCCTGTGGCTACTTCATAAGCAACATAAAGACTAACGGCTCCTGCTACCATTGCGGCAATAGCGGCAATAACAGGAGCGGCTTCTGCTTCTATAACACCCAGAATCATGCTAAAACCTTTAAACACTAATCTCGAGGCTTCTACCACTTCTGTTAGACCAGCCCATAAGGTTGTTATAGTTTTAATAATCACAAATCCACTGATGGCTACCACCAAGGCTTCAGCCACTGTCTTGGCATCTATCATTCCATCTTTAAAGTCTAAGAAGGGAGCAATCATGCCCATGACTTCAATTTTTACATCCTCCATAAAGGCTCGCAACTTAATCATGGTCTGTGCGGCCTGTTCAGCGGCTTCGGCATTTTCTGCTTGTGTGCCTGCTGTTTCATGTAATTGATCTGCGTAGGTTTTTAAACTGGCCGCATTCATAGCACGACCTAATAATTGTTGACTTAGGTATGCTTGTTGTGCTGGATCTTTCATTGCGGAAATAGCATCTACAGTCTTCATTAGAGTTTCTGAAGCATCGTGAGTTCTTAAATAATCTTGACTGACACCTACTGCGCTTAGGGCATTTCTCAATTGTTGATTACCATTAGCCGCTTCTTGAGCCGCGATCATTAATTTGCTCATTGACTTGGCGGCGGCTTCACTGCTAATGCCAGCATTGGCGGCGGCCTGATTGATTTCTAACATGGCCTGAGTGGATATACCAAACTTTTCAGCCATCTCAGTAGTCTGTAGGCCCAATTCCATGATGCTCTTAATAAATTCCGCAATGCCTACACCTACAATGGCAGAAGTAAGACCTTCAAATTTAGAATTGATGCTTTCAAGGCCCTTATTGACTTCTTCAAAAGAACTTTTGGCTTTATCAGCGGCTTTCTTAGCCTCATCACCAAACTTTGTAGTATTTTGAGTGATCTGGTTTAATTTGCCTGTGTATTGACTATCATCAAGGACCAGGGTGACTGATATATCTGCCATTATTTTCTCCTATTGCCTATTTGTGAAACCAATTGTGGAATTAATTTCTTAGCGAATTCTTTTGTAGGGTCACTCATACCTCTTGGAGCCTGAGTAGATCCTCTCATTTGACCATCACGATAACTGCGTCCAGCATCTAACACAAAGGCATAAGGATAATTGGCCACTATGTTATCACCTTGTAGTTGTGTATTGGCACGAGCATTACCTGATCTCACCGGAGTCATCTTAACAAAATAATCTTCTAACAAAGGTGCGGCTTTGTGCTTTACCTGAGCAAGATCAGCCACTTTGGCTTTTAAATTTGTAGTGTCTATTCCGAATGAGATCATTTTACTATTTTCATTATTTCCATTAGGTCTTCCTGTTTATATTCAGGAGGCTTACCTTGTGCCTTATCACGCTTATATTGTTCATAACTCAAGGCTATGTCTAATACTTCTAAATCAAAGGTTGTTGCCCTATTAAGAATTTCACTTGGCAGTAGACTATATCTTTGTCCCAACATATCGAGGGTCACTGCTGTGTAAACCTCGGGGCCTTGGGGATCATAGTCTCCGCCTGTTATTTTCCCAATACACCAACAATCTTATTAACAACTTTCATTAACACAGGACCAGGAAGAGCAACACCTTCAGTGATGATAGGCTCACCTGATTCATCTAATACCATTCTTTTAACTGTCTCACCTATGATATCTTGATCCTTGCCTATGTTATTAGCCATCTTTAGGAAAGCGTCAATAGGCTGTTTATCCCAGGTCCAGAAGTCAAGGGGTTCTCCATACTCTTTAATAATGTCTTCATCATCAAGAGTCATTTTAATTAATTTTGGTTGAGCGGCTAAATCTTTTAAGTTCATTTTATATCCTCATATCTTTCTTTTAAGTAATGAATCATAGCAAGAGAAAATTTATATCTGTTCTCTGCTTTTTCTAAATCAGTCTGTGCGTGTCGGATCTCACTTAGACCTTTGGCCAGTTCGGCTTCAAGTCCACCAAGTAATTCCAACAGGGAATGATTTTCAAACAACATATCTACACATCCTTTCCAATATTTAATCGTGAGAAGAGGATATGGGTTAGATATCCTCCTTTTTATTATACTACGGTGTTAATGTAGTTGCCATCGACCTCGAGGACCAATGGGGTCATCCAAACAGGTTGATCTGGATTTACTTTTGGGGCCAAGTTTGCTAAGAAACCTGATCCTGTAGTGTAGTGGGTTGTCCCACCACCCCAAGCGAACTTGAAGTAAACACGATCCTTGTTGTTAGAAAGACCTAATAGACCTTTGCTGGAGTTAGAACCACCGGCAGTGCTAGTAAAGAACTTGGCATCGTCAAGAACGATGTTGAAGTTCAAACTGTTGGTTGCTGGAGTTGTAACAACATAGCGACTGGTTTGATCAAGTTGAACCCATCTAAAAGTTCCATTACTGTTTGTGACTGTAATGTCTTGTAGAGCGGGAACACTGATAACATTTGCAGTAGATGGTGTTGCCGAAGTGATATCAACAGCAGAGTCTGCTGTGATCAATAGGGAAACAAAATTACTTGGACTGCTGACATTTAAATTTGCCATTATATTTTCCTTTAAATTGTTTGTAAACGAGTTAGATCAAAAATAACTCTATAACGCTCACTATTATTCACATACTGTTGTTCAATAGTGTGCTCGCGTAAGAAATATCCACTAAAAATATCATTGTCAAGTAGATTTACAAAGATCCCCAACAGATCGCTCGCTTGAGGATTGACCTGTTGAGTAATCAAATACATCTCTACTCTGTCTTTGACATTATAGTTGTGTGCCCCAGGTAGAATCCCATTTTGATTTTTAATGCGATCCGCCTGATATATTCTTGCCACATAAATGCCCTCACTGATCTTGTTCTGATCGCTTGGGAATTCAGTGAATGTCTCAACCAGTGATGTTCCCGTGCTAATGGTCTTAGCAGAGTTGATCGCTGATATGACATCACTTGTGGTGAATAAAGGCATTAGAAATATCTCCTATCACTTTCGAAGAAGTTGATATCGGCCAACCAGTCTTGCTGATAAGTGCCGACAAAACCAAGATTGCGTAAATCATAGAAATAACTTTCTTGTTTTGCTTTCTCCCATTCCTCCTCAAATCGCTTGCGAGCGAAATTAAGGTTAGCCATGTCTTTATCATTGATGTTACTGTTGTCAGTCACCAAGGTTGAATAGAAAATTTCTATCGCCTTGTAGACTTCTAACTGTATCAGTGTCTGATTCTGCTTGGCTAATTGGCCTGGATTGAATGCTGTCATGGTCATTCCACCTGCTCCTTGCGGAACTGGTAGATTGTTAGGACTTACAGTAGGTGCCGCAGGTGAAGCAGGTTGTGCTCCACCAACTGCGGCCTTGTAGTAGAAAGCACCAAGTGTTCTCTCCACAAAGGCCGCCCACCAACCGAACTCCAACATATTCAGCAATTCAATTGAGGCTTTAGGGAATAAGATTTGAGTGATATAGAGATTTTGATCCCCCTCGAAAGAGGGATCATTCAATACCACTTGCTCAATTCTTCTATAGGCCGCACGATCATAAAATTGAACATCGGTCGGAGATGCCGTAGACACTTTGTAAAGACCCACAATGGGGTTATTACCTGAATAGGTTATCTGAAGACCGGGGTCAGTATATTTTAAGAAACTCGTTAAGGCCATTTTTGTTCTCCCTTGTTAGGCCCGAAGGCCTGCCCTATTTTAGTTGTATGAATCAACAATAGCAACTTCAAGACCACGAGCCTGATCCACAACGCCTGAACCGAAATAGCCCAAGCCTGTAATCCAGGTTTGTAATCCTCCATCTTTGTCACCCATGGAGATGTCAAGACCTTTAACCATCACAGTTGTGATAGCCTGAGGACCAAACGCCGCACCAATGTGACATTGTGCTGAACCACGCTTAACAGTTCTTGTAACATTTTGTTGTAAGAATGTTGAGAAGATCACAGAACAACCATAAAGGTTACGCAACATACCAGTAGATAACAATTCATCACCCAATGCTGTTAAACCAGCGTTGATTGATGTTCCACCTTGAACTGCTGGGCTATAGATAGCACCACCTGTTAGTTCAGATAGTAATTGTTGCTCTTCTTGTGGTCCTAACACTAATGTAGGACGACCAGGGTTACGAGCCTCACGCCATGCTCTAATAATATTTCTGATTAAAGCAGAAATAGTTGTAGCATTTACTGTGTCTTCAGCAAGAGCGTGTGTGCTTGTAGATTCAATTAGGCTTAGTCCCTGTTGAGCCATGGCTGACACACGCTTGAAACCGTCTGTTAAACCAGGATCAGTTTGGCTGTAAGCGTCACCTGAAGCACTTAGGTAAGTGGCAGTTGTTACCACATAATACTGAGCAGTCTGAGTAGAGTTGAAACCAGCACTGCTTGTGTCTGTAGTAGTTACAGTAGAAGGATTACCAACGAAAGCCTTAGTGACTCGTTGATCAACCTTTTCAGCAAATGAAGCACCTAACTCTGAACCTAAATTGTTAGCAAGGTCAAACGCAGTTGTCCAGCCTAAGAATTTAGAGAAAGCAGTTTGAGCAACGGCAGGAGTAGCAACAACCTCTTTGGCTGTGATACTTGCTTGTTGTTCATAAATGCCGTACGGGTTAGAACCTTGGTCAGTGTAATCACCATAACTGATAGGAGCCATTTTTGGCACCTTGTATGTATTACCTTGATTAGGCATAACCACATAGGTCATATTGACCAAACCTTGCGACTCGTGTAGAACTTGAATCGCGGAATTCTGGATAGTTTTTTCAAACGCGGAACTTTCACCAGATGTCCCACCAATAAAATAAGCCATTTCTGTTTCCTTTTTTTATACTATGGGTTTATTGAAAGAAACACTCATACCCTTAAGTGATCGACCGCCAATTCCTTGACGCTCTTTCCAACGCTTCCATCCTTCTGGATCTGAGGCAGCATCTGGAATGTCATCAGGATTACCCTGAACACCCATACCAAACTTGCTACCTGTTCCTGAACGAGGATCGTCTACACCCAGTTTAGGTCTTGCTTTCAAAATATCTTGTGCTAAGAAGTCAAGACCTACGGGACTACCGTTTTTATCCAGTCTTGGACCACCATTCGCACCCTTTACATAAAAGTTTCCACTCTCATCAAAGTCTAATTGGTTTTCAAATAGCGATGTCGCTATATCCAACATATTAGGATCAAAGCCTGCTTTAACCGCAGTCTCTTTGATTTGGCTTTGAAGTGTTGTTCTGCGAACTGTTTGATCCTTTTGAACCAATTGGGTTTGAAGGTCAGTCAGCATACTACGCAGTTCAGCAATTTCTCCACCTGAGGATCTACTACTTTTAGGGGCTGTATCGTTGCCAGCGCTTGTCTTCATACTTTCAATAAACTTGACAGCGTCTTTTGTCTTAGAGAAATCGACACCAGCAACCTTACTTAAAGCCTGAAGCACTTCTTGTTGTCCTGACTTACGAATAGCACCAAAATTAGGCTGTTCGTTTGCTGAGACATCTTGTGACCCTTGATCCTCCATTACTGGAGCACTTGGAGTCGCTTGGCTTGCGGTGCCACCGTTTGATGTTTTACTATCCATCTTTTATTTTCCTTTAGAGTTTAAGGGGATCAACCCCAGTAATGACCTTTAACGACTGATCATCACAGTCGAGTAATCTTATCTGCCCACGCCTAACATGATCAACTGACGAGCAATCGGATCATTGGTGGTTACACCTTTATCCTGAATCTCGCCACCGTAGAGTTCTGCGGCTGTGTCTTTACCTGTCTTGCGTATTAGATCTGCTTGAGCATAATCTTGAGCATTGTCAGGTTGTGTAGTTAAACTTACACCTATCTTGGCAAGGAATTCTGCGGTCTGATCAGGAGGACTAATCATCTTGATAACTTCTTGATCTATAATCTGTTGAACCACAGGATTGGTTGCTGAAAGTTGTTGTGCTGTCTGTAACAAGGCCATTCTAAATTGTGTGTCCTTGTCTTCATAATCTGTTTCATAGTCTATATCGCCGACAAAATATAGGCCCATCCAGGCGGCGACCAAGTCCATGAGTTCTTGTTCTGCGGCTTCACATTGGCGGGCTCTTTGTGCGGCCTTTCTGTGTAGGGCTCTGCGTTCTTCTATGATAGAAATACCACTTTGGACCTGCATCCTGGTTGTTCTCATTGAACCACGACCCAAGAAGCCATCCAGTCGAGTGATTAGACTTTCTTGTTGTGCTCTAATCTCAGCGATATCCTGCGTGGGAATGTTGAACACTTCAACTGAATCCTTATCACCACGAATGATACCACCGCCACCTGCTGGCACACGAATGCCTGCGGCCGCTCTGATCATAGGCTTAGAGAATCTAATGCTGTCATAGGCTTCTGCTTCTAACTTGAACATTTCACGCTGAACATCTAATGTTTCAGTTAGGTCGCTCACTCCGATGTCCGCTCTGCGTTGGTCCTGTCTGGCCTGGAATTGAACAACAGGTATAGGAAGACCTTGAGGTAGTGTATAAACTTCATTAGGCTCAACTTCTTGATCAAGATTTTCAAGTTGGTCAGCCTTAACAATATATCTTTCGCAGATTGTGGGGTTCTTGGCATCACCGCAATACCACAATCTATAAATGGTGCATTCAAAGTCTTCATATTCGATAACTTTGAGATATTCAAAATAATCACGACCATATTCTGTGTATATGGTCCAGTCAATGACATTTTCAGCGGGACAGACTGAAATGTAGGGTCTATTGTTTTTATCAGGGCTGGCAGGTAGATCCACAAACATCCACACCCATCCTTCAATGCCTGCCATTGTGGCGGCTTTTTCCATCACTGCGGTAAAACTGTTGCCATTGAGGTCAGCGTCTTCAAGTAGGCTGTTCCACCATAAGGGCACACCAGCATCTACCTTATTATTGGTTAGGAAAGCAGGATGGCGTGTGGGCTCTGATTCAAAGACCACATCAACTATTTCATCAACCACTGCTTTACAGATGGGAAGTGCGGCAACATTTATCAGTTTGTCGCGAAATAGTGCGGCGTCTTCAGAAGGACGCTTGACCAAGACAGCATTCTTAAATGCGGGCCCACCTTCATATCCTCCTCTCAGAGCGATCATTTGTGGTCTGATAGCGTTCATCAGGCTGGAGGGAGTCTGTAGTTCTCTAATGGTCTTGCCCATAGGTTTTAGGTTCCTAAAAATTGATATCTGCGATATTTAGTTGGTTTAGGTTTTAAGTCCAACTTTCATCCTCAAATTCGTTCAAAAAGCGAGTCTTGAGTAAATGGTCAATGGTAGGCATTCCATCTACTTTAGATCGGCTGTTAGGATCTCGCATATAGTCCGCACCTGGCTCCACTGAGGCATGAAAGTCTCCATCTATGTATTCAGGTAGCACAGGCTGTTCATGTGTCATAGGGAACAGATAGTGAATGCCATACCTAACACAGTCGCCCAATCCGTCAATGTGAGCGTATTTGGTATCGGTATATTTTACCAATTGTTTTCTGGTGCCGTCTTCATAATGATAAGTCTCCAGGGCATCAAGCAGTTTGGTCTCAGTGCCTGGAATTAGGAGCCTACCCTGTGAGATGAAAGCATTGGCAGAGTTGTCAGTGTCCGATATAAGAGGATTACTCTTGGCAGTATTGATAATTCTAAATCCATACTTTTCCAAAATGGTTTGATCAGTGATACCAAAAGCAGAAGTGGTGTCTCTGTTTAGGTGGCTACCAGAACGGTCCATAATAGCATTGATTGGTCTATGTGGGAAGTCTGCTCTAATCTGTTGAGCCATACCTTCAGTGCCACAGTCAGGTAGAGAGTAGGATTTTAATATTTCTATCCTGCCCTTACCATCTCGCATTTGACCTCCAACTATCTGTGCCACCACCGCACACATCACACGCTTGTTGAAGTCATGGAAACTGTAAAGTTCTCTGCCTCTATCCACTGTGGGATCAACTGCCATTGTTCTACGCCATGAATAGTAAAATTGATCTGAGACACTGCCCCAATCACATTCAAGGTCTTTCTTAAACTTGAGTGGGCTGAGTATATATCTTTGTTCATCTATCCACTTCTTAGGTTGAACACGCATCTGATCCCAGGATTTGTGAATGTAGATCCAACGATCCTGATTGGCCTGTGCTAACTGTGCGAAATCATAGAACACATTCTTGCCTTCAGGTGTAGAAATTAGGATCATTCGACCCGTGGAGTTGGGGTCTCCTGGGATTGGTCTAACTCTGTTGGATAATTCTTGTAGTGCGTCTTCTGAGAATTCTGCCGCTTCATCGGCAACAATAACGCTGGCATTGATACCTTTGAGGCCGGTTTCTGCGGATAAACAAAAGATTCGTATGCCGTTTGGGAAAGTAATAGTCTTGGAACTGTTGTTGATGTCTTTTTCATCTTGTAAACCCCACATTGAAATACACCTTTGTTTAAGATCCTTCCAGATGATTCTGCTGATCATAGGTGCGGTAGGTGCGATATAAAGTATATCACGACCTTTATGTATAGAGGGTGTGGTGGCCGCGATGGGCAAAAACAAACTTGCTAAGAAACTTTTTCCGGAACCTACCGGCACCACGCAACATACATTCTTGTTACTGAGGAAGGCACGCCATACTTCAGATTGTGCTCCCCATAGAGTTATATCATGGGAATTAGACATCTATATAATCGTCTATTTCTTTAGTGTTAAAATTCAATTGAGGGGCTATGCTTACCCCATTAGAGGTTATATCAATCTTGTCAGCGATTACCTTGCTGAGGAATAACTGATCATATTTTTGAACTAGGGCCCTATCTTCATGTAATGCGTTGAGATAGTTGTTGGCCAATTGTTTTTCGTATGGAATACCTAAGGCATCATCTAAGGCTTCTAATAGTGCGGCCGCTGATAATTTGTTGGTCGTGCCTGGTTTGCGACCTGCTCCTGGTTGTGCTCCACCAAACTTCTTTTTAGGTGGCTCTAAGATTTCGACAGATTGTTTTTCTTCCATATCCCTATTTAATCCAGGTAAGAAAAAACCACCCTTAAGGTGGTTTAATCATTAGATTTCAATCAGGTCATCAACATCTGGATCAACTTCATCAACCAAACTTTCGTTCTGAATGGCATATCTGGGATCACCTAATTGTTTGATATGGTCTTCTAAGTAAAGCAGAGTGTTGGTCAGTTCATCTAGTACGGGCCAAATCTCAACCCAACACTTGGTCAATGGTTTATCCAGATTATATTGCTTTGTTAGTAGTTTCAGTGCCTCGGTGGCTTCTGACAGTTTAAGTTCTGCGGCTTGTTCTCGGGTGTAAAACATTATTCGGCCTTTATATAATAAAATTCAGTTGGTTTACTTACATTCATCCAATATAACAATGTTGTAGGATCAACTTCATAATATCGTGCCGCGGCAGTTTTAGATTGAAATACTCCATCAGGAGTTTGTATTTTTTTATTGTTGCCAAAACCAGTTTTACCTTTGTTAGAGGCACTCAATTTAAGTCGAGTTTCGTCTGATCGTTTACGACCTAAATGTATTTGCCTAGCGGCTTCGGCTAATCGCTGTCTGCCTTGATCAGTAAGTCGGACAGGAATTAAGTCTCGACATTGTTGTCTAAACTTTTCCGATCTTGTCCATTTGGCTTCTGTTTTTATTTTGCGGATAGAAACAGGAACTTCCAAATATTCTTCCGGTTCAAGGAAACTTAAATCACTAGGGTCAGTATCCCAACTCATATTAAAGTCCTTTAATATACATTAAAGTGGCAGAATCTTGCCAACCAACTGGGTCGTGTAACATCATTTTAGATAAACTTAAAGGCATACGCAAATTCCAGTTCTCTGGACGGAATTTATCTATGTTATCGAAGATAAATGACATCAACTCTTGTTGTTGAATTTCAGTTAAAGGAGTTGGCAATTTAGGATCCATATATTTTTCGTTAACAACCAAATTATAAATCTGAGCAAACTGCTCTTCTCTATTACTCCAATCCATCTTAAATGGATCCAAGCGACTTAAAAATGCTGTCACCTGTTCATCTCTACGACCACCGCGTCCTGAAATATTTAGGATATTACAACCTACAATAATAGAACCCTTAAACACAAATTCTTTTACAGGCATTCCATTGATAACCGGAGTTGAGGCACTCAACCAAGTTATTTTATGTTCATCTGTATCACAAGCCGCTTTAAGCAATTCTAAACCTTTAGGATTGTAAAATAATGTGTCTGTATCATCTAACACAATAAATTTACCAGGATGACGGAATTTATAAAGCAATTGAAATAATTGGTAAGGAGTAATACCATTTACTATTTTATAGTCATCATCATCTTTTAGATTATGTCTCTTGAAGGCATTATAGATGCTATAACTTTTACCTAGTCCCGGAGGACCTGAAAGTAAACCGTGTTTATGAACACCTTTAATAACACGATCAAGATAACGCTCAGTTTCTTGTTGGCGATGTCTAATCGTAGAAATCTGAACTTCTAATTTTGGAAGAAAGAATTTATCTTCTAAAATCTCTTGAAAGGATTTAACCTTAACATCTGGTAAGGTAGAAACTCCTGTATATGCGTTTGCGATATTCATTACGGAACTCTCTTTCTGTGTGTGTTATAGAAGCACTATTGCTGTCTATGTGTTTATTATACAGGTAAAACCAATTCAACGCAAGAGGCTTTTTGTCCAAAATAATTTTATTCCGCGTCCTCTTTCTTTTCAATCAACAATGTAAAATTGTATTGTTCAAGTGGTTGAGATATCAATCCCAAACTACCGTGTCCAATCTGGCGTTCTTCTGGGAAGACTGTATTAGCGGCATTGGCAAATACCCACATTATATCCCTAAGACGAGTTTCAGTTTGGTCCACTAACTTTTCTTTGCTACCGAACTTATCTTTCATGTCGTGATAAAAAGCAATTTCTTGAATTAGAAATTTTGCCATATTAACTCTTCGAACTCCTACTCCTCTTAGAATCTCAATAAGTTCTTGTTGTTCTAAATCTTTGCTCATTCTTGGCACTCCTTAATTATAATTGAATATTCAGTTGGGTTGTTTTTTACTAATTTTCTAAATGTTGCGGCACTCCAACCGCTGGCTTGTATTGCGGTTTTCATTGTACTAAAAACACCTTGAGGTGTAATAATAGAAAGTCTGCCATCTCGAATTGCTTCGCTCATTTTTTTGTTATGTTCTGATCTAATCTTTTTTAATTTATTACTAACTTGATTTAATCTAACAAGGGCTTGCTCTCTTCGTTTTTTATTTGACTCATCAGAATGAATTCTACCAGATTGAGATTTAGACATTTTTAATTTTGTATTTTCAGAATGACTTTTACCAGATTGAGATTTAGACATTTTTAATCGAGTTTCATCTGAATATGTTTGTCGTACTCTGGCAATACGCATTTTTTCAACAACTTCGGCACTCCAAGTCCATTTTTTATCAGTACTATGTTTTTTATTTTTAGTAGTTGGAAGTTCGATTGAAGCAACTGAACATTCCAACCAATCTAAATTGGTATCAAGTTCGAAATTAGTTTCCATAATAATATCCCTCGAGAGATTTTTTTATACGAGTTAAAATTGTTTCATAACGAAGACCGGCTTTTTTAAGTTCGGCTTTACCAACAAATGTTCCCATTGGAGTAACAAAAATTCTGATATGTTTTTGTTTAGCATCACTAATTTTTTGTTTAGTTTCTTCGGAATGAATTTTACCAAGATTCGAAACACGCCTTTTTTGTCTAGTTTCTTCAGAAACAATTCTACCTCTATTAGCATCACTAATTTTTTTTCTAGTTTCTTCTGATTGAGTTTTACCTCTCATTCCGAGATTTGTTTGGCGTGCCCTGGCTACTCGAATTTTTTCGACAACTTCGGCACTCCAGATAAACTTTTTATCACTTTTATGTTTACTTGCTTCATTTTTAGTAGTTGTAAGTTCGATTGAAGCAACTGAACATTCCAACCAATCTAAATTACTATCAAGTTCAAAATCAATTGTTGACATGATTACACTTTCAAAAACGGAACACATGATTCCTTCCAGTTAACTGGATCGGCGACCATCTCAGCGGCTATTTTTTGTGGCAAGCGCAAATCTAGATTAGCAACATCGTTGAGATTTTCTAACAAAAATGTCAGCAGTTCAGCCTTCTGGCTATCAGAAATTTTAGTTCTGGCATTATTGCTTAGGTAGTCGTTATTGACAACCATGTTGAATACCTGAGCAAATTTTAGTTCGCGTGTATTCCAACCTAGTGGCCATGTAGTTGTACGGCTTAGGATTGCCGCCATGTGTTGATTGCGACGGCTTTGGCGTCCGGATGACAATGCTACATTACTACAAATAATCAATGTACCGTTAAACACGAACTCACGAACTTCGGTACCGTTGATAACTGGCACTCGTGTACTATCGAAAGTGATTGTTCGATTGTCTGGGTCAGTAGCCGTTTTAACCAAGCCAATGCCTAACTCGCTACCGAAAACATCATCGCAATCATCAAGCACTAATGTCTGACCAGGACGGCGATACATATACAATGCCGCATACAATTGAAGCGGAGTAATGTGACCCTTCACAATACGATAGTCAGTACCGTCGATCAATCCCGCTGTCATCAGCGCAGTTTGGACTGAGAAACTTTTACCTAGTCCGGGAGGACCCTGTAAAATAGCATTTTTATGAACGCCGTTGATAACTTTTTTTACAAATTTCTCAGTTAGGTCCTGATGTTTTTGTACGCTCTGAATTTGCGATTTCAGTGATGGGGTAAAAATTGGATCGCTTGTAATTGAAGTATACAAGTCCTCAGTTGTTTTTACTTTTTTCATTTCTCTCTCCTAGTGTGTGTTAGTAAGTGTATAGTATAACGCGGTTTTACCAGTTTGTCAATTGCTAATTTGTCCAGATTTCAACAATTGATTGTGTCGGCGGCACTCAGTGAAAACCCAATCGTTGCTCCAACCGGGTTGAATGTTAACGGTATAGTTTTCAATACGAGCGAGATTAAAAATGCCTCGTAATGCTTTGGCTGTTTTAGCCTCTAAAACCATACTAGGATAACCGTTGTGAATAAGTTGAACTACTACCATTTCTCTCTCCTGTGTGTGTTAAAAAATATAAACTGCTTGTTTGCTGTCTATGTATTGATTATAGCACCAAAACATATCCCAGTCAATCGTAGGGTTATTGTGTGTTGTTTTTAGGCAACAAACTCCGCAATCTCAATATAAAAATGCTCGTCTTGATCTTGACTGGTAATGTCACTCATTTCAGTTACCATTCCAAAAACAATCTTTTGTTTAATGTAGTTGGCTTTTAATTTTTCAATTGCTTCTTTTACGGAATTGGCTTTGATAATAGCATCACGGTCCATTTCGCAACCAAATATAATTTGTGTATGACCAATGTAAAACTTTCTCATTTTGTGCTCCTTATAAACAACTTATTTTGCGAAGTGCTTTTTGCTGTCTATGTGTTATTATAACATTAAAACATATCCCAGTCAATCGTAGGGTCTTTATGTGTTGTTTTTAAGCAACAGAAATTTCTTTGATTATAAAAGAATATGCGTTTAGACTATATTGTTTCCAATCAAATTCTGTTTCCATCCAGTTTTGGACATCCTGACTTTTTGTGTATGTAAAGCCTTTGGCAACTACATTGCCGTTGATGTCCAAAATATCAAAAATAACTTTGTTCATAAAATGCTCCAGTGTGTGTTAAAAAATATAAACTGCTTGTTTGCTGTCTATGTATTGATTATAGCACCGAAAAATATCCCAGTCAATCGCAGGGTCTTTAGGTGTGGCATTTAAGCCACATCTTCACACTCTTCATAATCACCAACAAACAAATCACGCTGGCTATCATAGTCCCAGCCAAGATGCTCGTCTTGAAGATTGTCTTCTACTTCTTTTTTAAGTAGTTCAAGATTGCTGGGATCAAAATCGTCGTTGACTTCAATGTCAACACTATAAGTCAGTGTCACGGTACCTGATACATTTATAGTCTTCATCTCTATCTCCTTATAAACAACTTATTTTGCGGTGTGCTTTTTGCTGTCTATGTATTGATTATAGCACCGAAAAATATCCCAGTCAATCGTAGGGTTATTTGTTGTTGTTTTTATGCCACACCCCGGAACTCTCAAAATAGCCGTAAAAAAGCCCACGAAATTGTGGGCCCAGCATTTGGTCCATGTGGTAGAAATGGAGAAAATATCGTCCACGACATCCTGCTACGCTCCATTAACGAGCCCAGAATATTTAGACGCTGTCTTCTTTTCTATGGATCTTATGTGTCTTGAAATTGGCTTTTATCCAATCATGTAGGTGTTTGTCTTCTGGATCAATCATGTAATAGGGATGATCACCAAATTCAATTGTGTATCGATAGTCTGTTTTATTGAACCGTTGCCAACTGTCTACAAGTTGGATAAACTCAGATATAGTCTGTTCAGGCCGTAACTTGATGCTGAGCATTTTTTACCATAACCGCATCATATTGCTTATAAACACCTGTGGTAGAATCCAAGTGATTCATTTGGTTCCAAGGCAGTTCTTCTGTTTCGTATGGAACTGTGATATTGTTTAGGAACTTTCTGGGTATGATTAGACCAAAGCCTTTATACTTGCCCAGTCGCATACAATACATTATGACTTGAAATTCTGTG